GCGCGCGTCAGATGCTGTCTGAACTCACTGCGATGGATGACAAGGTCAGCGGCGTTTATAACCTGCTGGAAGAAGCCGCCATTCAGCTGAGCGAAGCCAGTGACGAACTGCGTCACTACTGCGACAGTCTGGATCTGGATCCGAACCGCCTCTATGAGCTGGAACAGCGTATCTCCCGGCAAATCGCCCTGGCCCGCAAGCACCATGTGGCACCAGAGGGCCTGCCCGCCGTGCACCAGCAACTACTCGATGAAGCGGAACTGCTGTCACAGCAGGAAAGCGATCAGGAAAGCCTGCAGACGTTGGTAACCGAACACTACAAGGCGGCCCTGGCGTGCGCGGAGCAACTGCATGCGCAACGCACCCGTTATGCCAACGAGCTACAGCAGTTGATTACTCAGAGCATGCATCTGCTTTCGATGCCGCACGGTCGCTTTGCCATTGAGTTGATCTTCAACCCGGAGCAACTGACCGCCGACGGTGCCAGCCGCATTGATTTTCAGGTAACAACCAACCCCGGACAGCCGTTACAGCCGCTGGGTAAAGTCGCCTCGGGTGGTGAGCTGTCGCGTATCGCGCTGGCGATTCAGGTTATCACCGCGAAGAAAATGGAAACGCCGGCGATGATTTTCGACGAAGTTGACGTGGGGATTAGCGGTCCGACGGCTGCGGTAGTGGGTAAAATGTTACGTCAGCTGGGCGAATCTACCCAGGTGATGTGCGTAACCCACCTGCCGCAAGTTGCGGGCTGTGGACATCAGCATTTCTTTGTCAGCAAGGAAACCGATGGCGAAATGACAGAAACGCATATGCAGCCTCTGGATAAGCGCGCACGCCTGCAGGAACTGGCGAGGTTACTGGGCGGCAGCGAGGTCACCCGCAACACACTGGCTAACGCGAAAGAACTTTTAGCGGCCTGATATGCACTTTTTTACCACAGCGTGGTCATATGCATGCTCTGTAGAGGTTTCCAATAGCGAAAAGGTTTATTATCATCGACAGCTAATGTCGCCTGAATAATAAAGCCTGCCGCAGGCAGAGTTCAGAATTTGATGGCAGAAGAACAGCCTGTAAAAGGCGTTTCGCCCCGGAAAAGGAATGTATAGATGCGCTGTAAAACGCTGACTGCCGCGGCAGTGGTAATGTTAATGATGACCGCCGGATGTTCCACTTTAGAGCGCGTTGTTTATCGCCCCGATATCAATCAGGGCAACTATCTGGTTGCTAACGATGTTGCCAAGATTCACACCGGTATGACTCAGCAGCAGGTTGCCTATACGCTGGGCACCCCAATGATGAAAGATCCCTTTGGCAGCAATGTCTGGTACTACGTCTTCCGTGAGGAGCCAGGCCACGAGAAGGTGAAACAGCAAACGCTGACCCTGACCTTTGACCGTAGCGGCGTACTGACCAACATCGATAACAAGCCCGCGCTGTCTTCTTCACAGGATAATTAATCCAGGACGCCAGGGTCGTTACCGACAAGCGACTTAGCATCACCGAACGCAGTTTGAGCGAACGTAAAAGACAGAACGTAAAAAAGGCGCTAATCAGCGCCTTTTTCATGCTCAGAAATCGAACCGAGAGATTATTTTTTACTGCTTGCCGCGCGCTCTGCTCGTTGACGACGAAGCTCTTTCGGGTCGGCAATCAGCGGGCGATAAATTTCAACCCGGTCGCCTTCCTGCACGGTATCGCTCAGTTTTACCGGATGGCTGTAAATCCCCACCTTGTTGCTGGCGAGATCGATTTCAGGCCGCAGTTCCAGCAAGCCTGATTTGCGGATAGCCTGCTCAACCGTGCTGCCCTCTTCCAGTTTTACGTAATGCTGATACTGTTTTTCAGGCAGGGCGTACACCACCTCGACAGAGATATCAGGCACTGTAAACCTCTTTGGCGCGCTGGGTAAAGGCCTGCACCATGCTGTTGGCCAGCTCTTTGAAGATTCGACCAAATGCCATTTCGACCAGCATGTTGGTGAACTCAAACTCCAGGCTCAGCTCGACCTTACAGGCATCATCCCCGAGATCGACAAAGCGCCAACCGCCGGTGAGCTTACGGAACGGCCCATCGACCAGTTGCATATGAATGCTCTGGTTGTCGGTCAGCGTATTTCGGGTGGTAAATGTTTTGCTGATGCCCGCTTTCGACACATCGACTGAAGCCGTCATTTGATTCTCTGAGGCATCCAGTACGCGGCTTCCGGTGCAGCCCGGCAGGAATTGCGGGTAAGCATCCACATCATTTACAAGTTGGTACATTTGTCCGGCGCTAAAGGGGACAAGCGCCGAACGACTAATCTGAGCCATAATGGTTCCTGTTCGTCACAAAACCGCTAAATAATAGCATTTTCAGCGATTAAACAAAAATTCCTCATTGCCATGGTGTGCTAGAATACCCTGTTTCCTGCTGCCCCGCTGGACTGGGGATGCGATAACCGACCAAGTGATGTAAAATACGCGGCATTATGACAAAGAAAAAAGCACACAAACCCGGTTCTGCCACCATTGCCATGAATAAGCGCGCCCGCCACGAATACTTCATTGAAGAAGAGTTCGAAGCCGGCCTGTCGCTACAGGGATGGGAAGTTAAATCACTCCGTGCAGGTAAAGCCAACATCAGCGACAGCTACATTCTGCTGCGCGACGGTGAAGCTTATCTGTTCGGTTCCACTTTTCAGCCGCTGGCGGTGGCCTCATCGCACGTGGTCTGCGATCCTACCCGCAGCCGTAAACTGCTGTTAAAGCAGCGTGAGCTGGACTCACTTTACGGCCGTGTGAACCGCGAAGGCTATACCGTTGTGGCGCTGTCGCTCTACTGGAAGAACGCCTGGTGTAAGCTAAAGATTGGCGTTGCTCGCGGTAAGAAAGAGCACGACAAGCGCAATGACATCAAAGATCGCGAATGGCAAATGGATAAAGCGCGTATCATGAAGAACGCCAATCGTTAAACACTGGATTTCGATACGCTTTTTTGCTAGTATTTGAAGTTCTGGGGCTGATTCTGGATTCGACGGGATTGTGAAGCCTTAGGAGCATGCCGAGGGGCGGTTGGCCTCGTAAAAAGCCGCAAAAAAATAGTCGCAAACGACGAAAACTACGCACTAGCAGCTTAATAACCTGCTTAGAGCCCTCTCTCCCTAGCCTCCGCTCTTAGGACGGGGATCAAGAGAGGTCAAACCCAAAAGAGATCGCGTGGATGCCTTGCCTGGGGTTGAAGCGTTAAACTGAATCAGGCTAGTCTGTTAGTGGCGTGTCTGTCCGCAGCTGACCGGCGAATGTAAAGACTGTACTAAGCATGTAGTGCCGACGGTGTAGTAATTTCGGACGCGGGTTCAACTCCCGCCAGCTCCACCAAACAAAACAAAGGGTTACGTTAAATCGTAACCCTTTTTTTTTGCCTTTGGCGGCAAAATGGCGGCACAGAAAAATGGCGGCAATCTCGTGGCGGCATTTTGTGGTTGGGCTTTCAACTGCGATCAATGGCTGGGTGATAAGTTGTTTTGCTTTTAGGTGGGCTGCTGGCCTTACAGATTTACCTTTAGGATTAGGTAAGGCTCAGGCAGTTTTATTGAGGCTTTGGCTAGTAATTTCAAAGATTTTAGCAGTGAGTTACAACCCCCTCAGAAACTCATATGTCCTTGACCGCCTGCGCTTGGATGCGGCTCCGCCATGACGACCTCACCTGGCGTTACAATGTATCTAACTATCGTTTCATGCGTGACAAAAGTGCTGCCACAATTGATGTTTTGGCATTGGCAATACCGCTCTTTAGTCTTATCCGTAACTTGATAGCTGCTTCTCGTATGGGCGGCGTAACCGCATTTAGGACAATTCATCATTGCTAAGAGCCTCAATGTAATGTTTGAAATTGAAATAATCATACACAAAATATCAATATTGAGAACTCATTATTACATTTCGAGATCATCTATTTTCACTTCCAGCTCGATGCTGGTCGTATAGCCGCTGCCGGCACTCAGGTTGTGCGTTAGCGTGGTGATGATCCATTCGCCATCATCAATCTGCTTTTTAAACCCCGTCACCTTTACCGGCATTTCGGTGTAAAGCTCAGCGCGCCCTCGCGCCAGCTGGATCGAGAAAGTTGCTACGCCGCGCTGCAGCCGTTCCCACTGCATTTTTGCCGCCCGCTCTGCATTTGACCGGTTGGCATAGGTGCGGCTTAAAACCAGAACGTTTTCATCGGTGCCGACGAGATAATCACCCTGTTTCGCTTCCGGCTCTTTTTTCTTCGCCGTGGTTTTGCGGCGTCGCTTCACCTCTGTTTCCGGCTTTTTCGCTGGCTCGCGCGTGTGCAGCCAGCTGGCAATCACGCCAGTGTAGGCGTCGCGGTCAGCCAGGGTAAAGCGGTGGCTGTCGCCGTCACGACGCTGGATAGTGATGACCGGCAACGCCTTGCCGCTGGCGTTTTTGCCCTGCCCCTGCCTGATAAACAGCAGTTTGCCATCCTTCACGCAGGCCAGCGCGCCGCACTGGCGGGCCAGGCGCATCAGAAAGCTGGCGTCGGATTCGTTGGTCTGGTCAATGTGGTCGATTGCCATTTTCTCAACGTCGGCGCCCAGCGCTAAGTCCAGCTTGTGCTTTTCCGCAATGGCTTTCGCAATTTCGCCTGCCGTGGTTTTGTGCCATGACTTTTCGCGTCTGGTATTCAGCGTCTGGCGGAAATCGGCACTGCGGGCGCGCAGTGTCAGCCGGGCGGGCGTGCCGCTGTGTTCAATCTCGTCAACCGTATAGCTGCCCTTGCTGATAAGCGGCTCACCCTCCCAGCCCAGCGCCAGCTTAAGCACCACGCCACGGCGCGGCAGCTGCAGCAAGCCGTCGGCGTCGTCCAGCTCAATATCCAGCTGGTCAGCCTCAAAGCCCCGGTTATCGGTGAGTGTCAGGCTGATGAGTCGCTTTTGTATGGTCTGCGTGACCTCTGCGCCTGCCATCGTCAGCCGAAAGGCCGGGGCGCTGGACGCCCCTTTTAACCAGCCCTCTGCCTGCATCATCAGAAAAGCCCTCCCACTGCTGCAGTAACTTTACCGGCCACCCCTGCCGCCGCGCTTTTCATGGCATCCAACTGGCCGCTCAGGCTGCCGAACATCTCGCCCAGCGACTCGTCTGCACGCTTAAGCGTGAGTGTGAACTCAATGCGCCTGCACGCGCCGTTACTGAAAAACCCGGCCTTGGTCTGGCTCAGGCTCTCAATCACGTACATGCCGTAAATGGTGCCGCTGCCCTCAATGAGCGGCCACGCGCGCCCCAGCTCCGCGATTTGTTCCAGCGCATACAGCGACAGCCTGCCACCGGTCAGCTCCGGCAGCAGGACGCCGGAAAGCGTCAGGGTGTCGGTGTCCGGCCCGGCAAACTGCAGCGACGGGCGAAAGCCCACGCGGTTGTTAGACGGAAACCGCCAACTGCGCTGCAGCTGCAGCTCCTGATAAGGCACCGTTTCCAGCATGAAAACGAACAGCCCCAGCGTCATCATCATTCGTCAAATCCCCCCTGGTCACGATAAGAACTGCGCGCGCGTGCCTCAGCCTGCCGCTGTTCGGCCTTAAGCCTGCGCATCACCTCATCAACCAGATCCTGCTGGCTCTGCCCTGGCTGCTGTACGATGGTGAATGACGCGTTGATTTGCGGCGCGGCAACCGGCTGCACTGTCTGTGCGCGCTGCGCTTTACTCTGGTATGCCTGCGCGGGCAGGCTCATCGGGTGCAGCTGGCGGGCTGCTGCAGGTGCGGCAGCCATACCCAGCGCCAGCGCAGCCGATGCGGCCAGTGCGGCAGTGCGGCGACGGCTGGTAATGCGCGCCGGGCCGTTGACCAGCTCCGGCCCGTTCTCGCCCGCAATGCCATACTGACCGGCGGGAATGTAGCCGCCATTGTCAAACAGTCCGGCAAAGCCCGTCGGTGACGCGGGATTTAACGGATTGACCGGTGTCGCGCCGCCCTTATCTGCCGATGGCTTCATGAATCCCGGCAGCAAATCCGTCATGGATGACAGTCTGGCCTTAAGCGCGTCCCATTTGGCCGTGATGCCGTCAAGGAGTGCGCTTATCATGTTGCTGCCCGCTTCTTTAAACCGCTCCGGCAGCGTGCTGGCCGAGTTAACCAGCTCATCCCACTTCTGCGACACGGCTACCTTGATGCTTTGCCATGCCCCGGCGATGCCGTCGCGTATCGCGTCCCAGCCTCTGCTGATGACGCCCTGCAGCGCGCCATCCGTGAACAGGGATTTAACCCACGTCCACGCATCGGCTATTTTGCCTTTGATGGCCTCCCACGCTGCCGAGGTGTTATCTGTCACCCGCTGCCATGTCGCTTTAAACATTGGGCCGAGGGTGTCCCAGTTACGCCAGATGTAAATTGCCCCCATAGCGATAAGGCCAATAACGGCCAGTATCGGGTTGGCAAACATCAGGCGGCCCAGCCAGATAACGCCGCTGCCGACGATACGCAACGCCTTGCCTATCATTCCGAATGCGCTCGCGCCCTTAAAGCCCAGCGTTGCCATGCTCAGCCTGATAACCGCCATCGGCCCGACAATGGCCGCAAAACCGATAGCCAGCGTCCCCAGCCCGATGACGATTGCAGACACGGCCGCGCCGACTTTCACCAGCGTGCCAGCCAGCGCCTTGTTTTTATCTATCCACTGCGCCGCCCTATTGGTGACTTTTTTAATCAGTCCCATGATGTCCATAAGCGGCTGGCGCAGCGTGTCGCCCAGGCCGCTCATCGCGTTATTAAGGCCGGTTTTGGACAGCATCCACTGCGCGGACAGGGAATCTTTGTTGATGACAGACTCTTTTTCCATTGAACCCCTGGCGGCGTCTCCCTGCGTCAGGGCCAGCTGTCGGCGCAGCTCCGGCAGGTTGTTGGCGAGTTTTGCCGCATCCTTGCCGAACTCCTTGCCGAATATCATCGTCAGGGCGCTGAGTCGCTTATTGCTCGGCAGTTTTTTGACCTTCTCCAGCACGCTGATGATGGTTCCCATCGCGTCCGTGGTCATCTGCTTTTCAATCTTTTTCGGGTCAAGCTTAAGCAGCGTCATCCCTTCCTGAAAGCGCTTGCCCTGCATGGTGGCAATAGACAGCTCGCGCACCATCGCATTAGCCGAACTCGCCGCAATCTCAGAGGTGGCACCGAGTGAAAGGAACGTTGAACCCAGCGCGGCCGCTTTGCGAAAATCCAGCCGGTCGGCGTTGCCGCCCATGCGCTGCAGCACGTCGATAATGTCCGCCCCTTTAGACATGGCGTTATCGTCTAAATAGTTCAGCGCATCGCCCAGCTGCTCAATGTTGCGGGTCGGTATCTTGTAAAGCTGGCTGATTTTACCCAGCCCCTCGGCCAGCTGGTCGGCGGGCAGCTCAAACGCCGTTGACGCCTTGGCTGCCGTAGTGGCGAAGGCCAGTAAATCGCGCTTCTGGTCGGCGTAAGAATCATTCTGGTTGGTGACGCCCATGCGCGCGCCGCCCTCAACCAGCGCGGCATAGTCAACCGCGCCATGCTCCATTGGCAGTTGCTCACTGGCGGCCTTAATGGCGGCCTGCATGTCGTAAAACTGCGCGGTGCGGTTGCCTTTGTCATCGCGCAGCCCGTTGACCTGCTTTGCCACGCCCTTCATGGCGTCTTCCATATCCGCCGAGGCTTTGATAGCCGCCGCAAACGGTACGCCCATTGCCATCCCTGCCGCCGTGGCTGTCGCCCCTGCTCCGGCCACCCTGTCGCGGGCCTCCAGCGTTTTGCCGTAGCGCTCACGCACGGCGCGTAATTTAGCCTGGCGCTCGCCCAGCTTTTTAAGCTCGCGCTGCTGCTGCTCAATCGCCTCCGTTGCAGCGCTGGCGTCGGTTTTCAGGCGTCGCTGTGCCGCGCTCAGCTGCTTTGTGTCGATACCGGCGGCGGTCAGCGCGCCGCGCTGCTGCTGTACCGAGCGCAGCAGGCCGTTGTAACTCTGCTGCAGGTCATTAACGCGGTTTTTTGCCTGCTCAAGCAAGCGGGACTGCTGCGCCGTGGGGCGGCTGGTGGCGGCAAACTGCGTCGCCAGCGCGGCGGCCTCCTGCCGGGCAGAGGCGAGATTTTTCTCTGTGATGGCAAGCTGCTGGCGCGTTTTGCGAAAGCCGTCAATGCGCCCGGCCTGATCGTTCAGGCTCTTGAGGCTGTCTTTACTGGCTTTGAGGGCGGCGGACAGCTCCTTAGAGCCGTCGCGCGCATTACGGAAAGGGCGGGTGATTTTGTCCACCGCACTCAGTACCACCTGCAGGCGCAGGTTTCTGTCACTCATCGTCACCGGCTCCGTTACGCAGGATCGCTTTGTGCCGCCACATCAGCACGTCCGCCAGCGACTCCGCGAACATGACCGGCGGCGGCCAGTGAAACACGGTGGCGATGTCTGCCACCAGATCGTCTACGGTCAGCTCTGCGGGAAAGCAGACAGCGCCGACTTCGACAACAAAAAAGTGACCACCTCCACCGACAGCGCCAGTAAATCGGCGGGGTCCATTTCGTTGACCTCCTGCGCAGTGAGCGCCGGGGCAGACACGCGCGGCAGCACGGTCATCACCGCGTTGACGTCCATTTCCATTAACGCCTGCAGGCGCACGCCGCGCAGCGCACCGGACTGCGGCTTGCGCAGTACCACCTCTGTGATTTCAGTTTTGCCGCGCTTGATTGGGGTGTCCAGGGTGACGGTTTTTTCGTTTTTGATGTCGCTCATGTTTTTAATCCACTGAAAAATTGATAAAAGCAGCAGGCCAGCGCCTGCCGCCGTGATTACAGGCCCAGCGCGCTGCGGTGCGCTTCCATCATGTCTTTGCCGTCCACGATGTGAACCATGTTGACCAGATCCACCTCAAACAGCACTTCGCCGTTAATGGTCAGCTTGGCGTAGCTGTTGGTCGCGGAAACCTTGGTCGTGCTGGCGTCGCCGTTTTTCCACTCGCCGGAATCCAGCTCCTTGTAGCGCCCGCGCGTGACCAGCTCCACCGCCTGCACCTCGCCGGTGTCGTCACGCTGGATTGAGCCGGTAAAGCGCAGCTGCACCGCGTCCACGGTTTCCGCGCCCAGCTGTTTAAACAGCAGCGCCTCGGTGCCGCCGACAGTAAATTCCGTATCCAGCGCGCCATCGTCCAGGCCCATATCAATATCGACGGCACCGGCCATGCCGCCGCCGCGATACTTCTCAAACTTGCGGGTCAGCTTTGGCAGCGTCAGGGACTCAACCAGCCCCTGCCAGTTGTTGCCTGCGTTGAACAGGTTCAGGTGTTTTAACTTACGGGGTAAGGCCATGTGTTCAGCTCCTTATGCTTTGACGCTGGCGGCGAAGTTGACCAGATACTGGTCTGTGATGCGCTGGCGCAGCATCAGGTTTTCCAGCGGCGGCACCGGCGTGTAGTCGTAGTCGATAAACAGCTGCCCGGCCTTGAGCGTCTCTTTGGTGTTCACCGACTCATCCAGCCAGCAGCTGGCGCCGATGAGATAGCCCTGATTCACCAGGCTGCGCAACTTCGCGTTGATGCCTTCGATGATGTCGCGGGCAAGCGACGGATTCAGCGGCCCGTCAACGGCCCACATCTGCGCCTCGGCCATCGTGTCGGCCAGCACCTGCGCCGTGCGGGTGTAGGTTTCGAACTGAAAGAGCGGGTCATCACTCAGGCAGCGCGAACCCCAAAAACGAAAGCCGTCTTTACGGATCAGCGTGGTGACGTCGTTCTGGTTCAGCAGGCCCGCATCGGTTGCCGGATCCTGCAAATCCCACGACACGTCTTTAGAAATGCCGGTGACGCCATTGACGCCGACGTTTGACAGGGACTTGTGCCAGCCGGTCGTTTCGTCAATTTTGGCGCGCAGGCCGAGCGCGCGGGCGGTGGCATACGCCGCCGCATCGGCTTTCAGCACGGTGTCAAAGCTGATGAAGTCAGGCCAGATGAGCATCCCTTCGCGCTGGCTGAAATTGGCGCGGTAGGCGATGACCTCGGAAACGGTTTTGCAGCCGTAAGCCGCAATATACGCAAAGGCTTTCAGGCTCTGCGCCACGCTCAGCAGCTCGGTTGCCACGGCCTTGGTGTCATGCCCCGGCACGCCGAGGATGCGCGGCTTCACGCCGCAAACGGTCTGTGCGGCCAGCAGGGCTTTCATGCCGGTGCGCATCCCGTCGTCGGTCACGCCGCCGATGATGTTAGCCGAGGTTTCCGCCTCGGTTTCACCCTGTTTAACGCGCACCACGACAACCAGCGGTTTCGCCTGGTCGGCGATGGCATCCAGCGACGCGGCAAGCGTGCCGGTTTTGCCCGCCTTGCCGCTGGCGGTCACAATGTCGGTGAGTAAAACGGGACGGTTCAGCGGGAACGTTGCCGCATCGGCGTCGTCGCCGGTGCAGACCATCCCGATAATGGCCGTGCTGACGGTTGTAATGGTTCGGGTGCCTTCGTTAACTTCAATAACGCGCACGCCGTGATGATAGTCCTGAGCCATGTAACAGATCTCCGGTTAAGGGGTTCCGCTATGGTGTAAGGGATGAGGCGCAGGCGCACCCTGCGGCCATTGTCTGGCGAATGACACAAAGGAAAAAGGCCCGAAACGGGCCTCTGTTTATGACGCGGGCTTTTCCGGCCAGCTGATGTCAGGCGCGCTGGCCGTGTCGGTAGCCTGTATCTGCTGATAATACTTCATCCAGGCTGTCAGTGAGGCTTTGTCGGCGTCCGTGATAATACCCAGCATCAGCTGTGTCTGCCACGGGCCGGTAAACGTGTTGGCTTCGGTCAGCAATACCCGCTTCTGCTTTTCCGCATCGGCCACATCTCCATTATGTTTTGCATCAGTGTCCGTCACCCATTTCTGCCCGTCCCACTTATCGTATTTTGTGCCGGGCCTGAGCGGTGTTGTTCCTGCCGGATAATCGCCCAGCAGGGTGATTGTGGAGGCGCCCTGGTCTCTGGTCGAATACACCGTTTCGCCGCGATGGTCAGGCACGACACTCCATTTGCCCTGACTTAATACTGCCACCTGGCCTTTTTTCGTTGCGGGCGGCGGGGTAGTGGTAGACTGCGCGGCCACGCCGGTGCCAATGGCTACCCACTGTTCAACCGGTCCGATAAGCTCCCCGGCCTCTCCACAGTTAAATGATTTAACCCAGCCAGACTCCGGCGCAAACCCCTCGTCATTAAGCTGAATGTACTGTTTTTCATCCGCCATCAGAAGCCCCTCATGATGTAGTTGAATGCTACGTTGCGCGGGCGGGTTTCATTTCCGCCCGTGCTGCCGGTTGTGATGACCGTATCGTAAGATGAGTTATCACCGCCTGATGGCGTCCAGTACTGCTGTCCAAAGCTTCCGTTCATCTGGAGATCGTGAGTGTGAGCGCGGAACGCATCAGCCTGAAAGCTCAGCAGAACACGGTCAGTGTCCGCCTTCCTGTCATCGTCCCAGCCGCGAATAAACTCGCCGCGCAGATCGGGGATGATGAGATTTGTGTAAATTTTTGCCAGCTTCGGATACTGCTGTGCGGTAAACGTCTGGCCGCGACACTGCACCCAGCCCACCGGAGGGGTTGCCAGCGGATAAGGAACGGGAACACCCACAGGCAAAATGGTGCCGTCCAGCCCGTCACCGGTCCCCCCGTTGGCAGTGGTGAGCGGCAGCGGCCGGTTGTTGACGTCATCCCATACGCCCCAGGTGCCGTCACTGTTAACGTACAGGTGGACTTTCCTGCGGTCGTCAGTGGCATGAAGGTTGCTGCCGGTGCCGGTGTACTCAATTCGCCCGTCTGTTCGTAGATACTGTTTATGCGGGTCCCTGTCGTTCAGGTGCTCTTTCATACCCTTGTCGCTGTAGGCTTTTACCTCTACCACCGCGTTGTCAACATACTGGCGCGTCGCCAGAACCACCGACGGATCAATCTTAAGCGTAATGGTGTCAGTGCTGTTCACGATCAGGATCATGCGCACGGTCTGCGTGCGCCCGCTGCCCTCCTGCAGCGCGGGCTTGTAGGTTTCCGGCGTGTTGCAGACCGCAATCAGCGTGCCGTCAGCGTCAAACAGGCCCATTTCCCTGATCCAGAAACCGCCCTCGGTTTCAGGTATCACCTGCTCGGCAATCACCTGGCTGGCGTTGGCCGGATCGATACTCAGCGTGTTAATGGCCGCGCGCCGTGTTTCGTTAACCAGCTTAGTCTGGCTGG